TCTTTAACTATTTTGCTATCTTTATTATCTAATTTTATTCTCATAACTATTTTCTATTATAATCATCTTCAATTCTAACTATATCGTCTTCACCAAAGTATGATCCATGTTGAACTTCTATAAATACTAAGTCATCTTGTCCTCTATTTGCAACTCGATGCTTTGTTCCTTGTGGTATTCTAATTGAATGACCATATGTATGTACACCCACTTCATCATCTAATGTAACTGTTGCTGCACCTTTTACCACCGTCCACATCTCACTTCTTTTATTATGATACTGATAGCTAAGCCTACCACCTGGCTTAACCGTAATTTTTTTTACTTTACAATTTTTTTCTTCATGTAGGATTTCATAACAACCCCATGGTCTATGTTCTTTCATAAACAACTAAAATATCTTTCACCTCTATCACAAAGGATTGTTATTACATTATTTATATTATTATCTCGCATATACTGAAATGATGCCATTACATTAGCTCCTGCACTTATTCCTACAAACAAGCCTTCTCTCAATGCTAAATGTCTTGCTACTTTCTTTGCACATTCTGTATGTACCGTCCTTACACTATGAATCTTTCTCATGTCAACTAAGAACTTACTACCATCACCAATTCCTTGTATGCCATGAAGCCCTGGCTCAAATCCTGACATGACTGCACTCTCTTCTGGTTCAACTGCTACTAAATTCATACCTGGAAATTGTTCTTGTAAATATTTTCCGGCACCCATTATAGTCCCTCCTGTACCTGTTCCGGCTACAAATGCCTGAGGCCAAAAATCATTATTAGCATATTGCCTAAATTGTCTATCAATCTCTGGTCCTGTATTCTTATAATGTGCTTCAATGTTCAAAGGATTATGGAATTGGTTACAGTTAAAATATCCTCTTGCATCTGATAAGTCATCTCTGACTGCAATTGCTTCATCAAAATTTCCGGCTTCAACTTCAATCAATTCTGCTCCATAGAACTTCAACATTTGTTTACGTTCTTCTGACATATTTGATGGCATAACAATTTTCATCTTATAACCTCTCTCTGCTGCTAACATAGCAAAAGCAATTCCAGTATTACCTGATGTTGCTTCTATTAAAGTATCACCTCTTTTTATTAGTCCTCTGTTCTCTGCATCATTTATTATATAGGTCGCCATCCTATCTTTAACACTACCACCAGGATTCATAAATTCACATTTGCCCCATACAGTATAGCCTCCCATTGTAATTGGAACCATTGGAGTATTGCCTACATAATTTGATAATCTCATTCTATTATAACTTCTATTTTTTTAGGTTCACTTACATGCCCATCTGCAAAAGTTGCTTGGCCTACAATTGTTATTGTATCTCCTTCCATGGTCTGGACTGGAGCAAACATTATATTGATCTCTCCTGACATTGTACCATAACTTGCACCATTCAATGTTGGTACTTCAGCTCCACTAAACCATGTAACATAACTAGTATCATTATTCGTATACAAATAACCATTATCATTTAATGTCCAATTCTGATGTACTATATATCCTAATGTATCTCCTATCAACCAATAATGACTACTAGACCATCTTACTTTAGTTAGTTCATATTCATTATCAACCTTTGATACTCGTCCTGATATCCTATGTAATGTCTGCCAATCTTGTCCTAATTCTAAATGATGATATCCATTATCATCGACATATAATCTAGAATCAATTTCAAAGTCATGTCCTAATATATATGATTCTTCCTTACTACAACTTGATAAGAGTGAAAGGACAATCAACCAAAATACTATAACAATAAGGTATCCTAATCTCTTACTCATCTTTTACCTTTTTCTATATAAGATTGCCACCAACTCGCTAACAAGAACAAAGCGGTAAATGTTATAAACATGTACAATATGAACCATGGTGTATATGCTAAATCATCATGTATCATAACTGGCAATGCCATTGTTAATGCCCATGCAACAAAGAATAAGAAAGGGTTTTTCTCTAATTTCTTTTCTATCTTTACAGTTCTTTCTGTATTGATTAATCTAGATAATGCATCTTGCATATCCGTACCATAGGCTGGCTGTTTATGTACTGTCCCATCCCTTTCACCGATGGTCACCATATACTTACAATATCCTTTATGAGTATCAGACTTCTTCAATAACACACATTTCATTGCACGCCTTCTGTCATACTTATTTTGACGTACCTTTTTCTTAAACAACTTCTTCATTACTTTACAAAACTTATATTATACAATTCTTTGCCATACTTCTCTGGCTTGTTATGATCATTACCCAATTGGATATCATACTTGGTCTTTACATCTGCTAACTTCTTATGACAATCCTCTATAGATTTACAATAGAATGATAATGTATTGTATAGTTTATATCTACCTTTAGAACTAACTTCAGTTCCTCCATTATTCTTATTAGTTTCTCTTGCTAAATCTACTGCAGTCTTTTGAGGCCCCTTCTTCGAAACTGTTCTTGGTGCTCTCGTATCAACTTTAGTTTGGTTTGCTACATGTACTGTTAATCTAAAATTTTTCATTTGTTATTTGGTTTTGTTTTTAACGCTTTATTTATTTTGTCCTTGCCATCTTGAAGCGTCTTTAAATCTGGCAGAGGTTCTTTGTCTAATTCTTTCATCTTATCATATGCCCATTCATAGGCCTTGCCCATGTCCATGAACATTTCTTTCAATGTATCTTTACTTTTCATCTTTTTGTTTTTTATCATACTCATAAAGATTCTTCATGAATCTTTTATGTCTAATTCTAGAATCTATCCAATTACTAATCTGAGTTGTTACATACATTCCCAAGGCGAAACATCCACCTCCAAATAATATTATTGCTATTGTTTCCATAATTTATGCTATTTCTAAAAATTTCTTATTCATTGACTTTGCTACTTCATTAATTTTACTAGTATCAATATATTGAGCCTCTTTACCATACATTGAATCAAAGGCTGATCTCTCACTATCACTAATACCATTTGACCCTGTAATGAAGTAACTAATAACTTTGATACCTTCTCTGGTCATTTTCTTAACTTGCTCTCTGGTATGCTTTCTTGCCGAATCACCACAATAATTACCATAATAAGGCATTCCATCACTCATATTAACAAAATAAGCATCTTTGCCTCTTGATGATGAAACTATCTCTTTCATTATTGCATCAAAACATAAACCTTCTGGCGTCACTCCTGATATTTGTACATATGGTAACAATGTCTTAATTTGATTCATACCATGCTTTCTTGAATCATATGCAATCAACATTACCGGACAATCATTACCGGAAAAGTTACTACCTGCTCTAAAACTAATAACACAATCCATATTATCAATCATGCTACTTGCCTTTGCAATTGCTACTGCGGTCTTAACTGCATTATTGAATCTCATACCACTCATTGAACCACTATTGTCAATTGATATATGAATGATACCTGGATTATAAGCAAATGATTCTATCTTTTCAAATATTGCCTCTGCACCAAATCCTGCATTTGCTATCATCCTCTTATCAATCTTACCTGATCTCAATCTACTAAATTTAGTATCTCTTTGTTCTGATCTAACTTTTAACTTCTTACCTAATACAATACCTCTTCTGATACCTTCTGAAACATTTTCTTTATTTCTTTCAATGCCCCAATAACTATCCCACATACCACATTCAACATTGTTAACTAAATCTTTGGTAAAATTATGAATAACGGCTACATTTTCTTTTCTAACATGGCCTTTGTTCTCCCAATAATTTTGTGACTCATATTCAACCTCTTTCATTTCAGTACCACTATTCTCCAATGCCGTCATTTGTTTTTGCATCTTTTTACTAATACCGGTTTTCTTTACTTCTTCATTCTGAAACTTCTCTTGCTTCTCAATTGCCTTTTTCAATTGATACTTTTGACGATCATTTAATTCATCTAATCCTTTTGGAGCCTCATTACCTCCTCCTAAATTTCTACCATCACCTTTCTTAGCTTCTTCACCCTCTGCTTTTGATCCATCATCACTCTCAGCATCTCCTTCTGGTGTCTTTGGTTCTCCATTACCACCACTACATTCATTTTCTTCATCCTCACCTTGGCCACCTTCTCCTGGACCATTACCTTTTTCTTCTTCTTTATCTAATTCTAAAGATGGAATCTGATCTTCAATAAATTGAAATACCTTAAATGCTAAATCTCTAACCTCATTGGTATTTTTTAATCTTGCAATATTCTTAAGGTCGATCATATTCCATATTGTTCTCAATTCTAATACATCTAATCTACGATTTGGATTAGTTAAATTACAAATACGGAATATAAATGAATCCCAATCATAATTGGTATACTCATCACTCTTAAGACCTTTATCAATAATCTTTGCATTAAAATACTTCTCATACAATGCTTGGTAATAACCTTTATAACCTGGAGCATTTTTATATACCCAAGCATCAATTCTTCTATCCTCTATAATATTGATAAGGGTCTTCATCTTTGGCAATATATATTCTGATGACCACCATCTATCAAAATTGTCTAATGAACTATCTTTTGCACCATGCTTCTCAGCCAATGATATCATATAACTATCATGATTCTTAATCCAATCTTGCAATCCTCTCAATGTATCAAAATCCGTTAACTTAATATGAGATCCTTCATGCAATGCTAATCCAACGGCTGGATCAAAATCCTTATCTTTCAATGAGGCTGAAATGGTAACTGTCTTACCATCGGTATAACTATCACCACTTGTATTGAACTTAACCGGAATGGCCTCACCAGTAACAATTCTAACAAAGTTACCAATGGCTCTTCTATAACCTGCTAACTTCATTGGGTCTTTACCCTTTGGCTTAGCAACAATATCTTCTCCTAACATATCATATTGATCGTCATTGAAGAAATCATTATCTAACCAAAAACTACTATTTGAACTTTTTAACATATCTTTCCTTTTTATTTCTTATTTCTTATACTTAAAGATAAGGATAATATCTCAATTAACCTAATTTTTTTCATGCTTTTTTCCAAAAATGTTTATGAAATCATTACATTTAATGGTGGCACATTACCATGTTCATTTTTATATTCTTTCAAAAGATTATGTTCTAATCCCTTAACATATGATGTCTCACATTTGTATCCTAATATCTTATTGGTTACAATTGGCATAGGTAATACATATACCCAAATACTTTCTACATCCTTTATATGTTGTCTTATACGGTTATTTGTTATATTAGATATACATCTATATCCTTTATGGAATCTCTGAGTTAAGTTTTGTGTCTCCCCTATCTTCAACAACTCTCCTTTATCATTTGTCATTACATATACACCAGGTTGATTATCTGACTTGATAGGATTACTAGGATACATTAACTCAATACCTTGAGTGTACTTAGATGATTTAATCATACATGCATATAATTCAAATCCCATATTTATATAAGTTTCTTTATTCATAATTTTCATTTCTGTTTGTGAACCCGATAGGATTCGAACCTATGACCGCCTCCTTAGAAGGGAGGTGCTCTATCCAGCTGAGCTACGGGTCCATTCTATATAAAAGGAAGGAGGGTGTCTCTATACGTAATCCTAATAGTCGATGTCGATTTTGTATTTGGACACCTCTCCAACCTATACTAATCACCAAATTAGCTATTCATTTCTGCTTCTTCTTCAACGCCTTCTGCATTAAAGATATCTTCGCCTTCTGTACTACCACAATACTTTTGAACTACTTGCTTCATATAGGTTCTTTCACTATCTACTCCTCCATCTTCATCAAAGAAAGGATAAATACAAACCTCTGCCGCTTCTGCTAATTCAAATCCATCTTCTAACAATCCTGCTATCTCAACACTTATTCTGGTACTAATTGAATTTGTAATCCTTGGAGCATCACTCTTGATCTCCTTTCTTGTCATTGAAGCAATCTCTGCAATATTATCAGCTTGCTCCTGAGTCACACCTGGATGAAGATCTTTCAACAATCCTGACTCTTGTTCCTTATTCAAGGTATCCATTTCAACAATAATAAATCTATCTACTAATGCTCTATCCATTGCTCTGGTTGCGGTATATTCATTACCAATATTTGCAGTGGCTACAAATGTAACTCCTTCTGCTACTTCAATGGTTGGTGAATCTTGATGTTCATCTAATCTCAAATACCTTTGTCCTTGATCTAAAACCGTCATCAAAATATTCCATGCTTCTGGATGTGCTCTTGATATCTCATCTAATAATATAATGGCATCTTTGGTCTGAATTGCTTTCACAAACATTGACTCGGCAAAGGTTGTACCTTCTTCTTTCTTAAAATGGGTGTTACCAATCAATGTCCCTCTTGGATCTTGAGTGGCACCTAAATTGAAATAGAACTCCGGTCTTTCTAATGCCTCTACTAATCTCTTAGCGGCCATTGTCTTACCACAACCTGCTGCTCCGGTCATCATAATATTCTTACCTCTCATTGCAGATCGAACTAAATACTTCCATTTCAAATCAGGCATTACCAATGTCTTAGGACGAAGATCAACTGACTCATTATGGATAAAATTCAATACTGGATCTGCTTCTATTTTATTAGATGCTTCCATTTCTACTTCTTTTGGTTTCATGTCATTAAACAATGCCATATCCTTTCTCATTGATCGGCCGGTCTCTATATCATATTGAATACATTGACTATTATCAATACAATGTTGACACATTATATCTCTTACATAAATATCCGTACGGACCTTTCCGGTAACATCTTTTAGGATGTACTTACCATTTTTTACTTCTACTTCTAAATAAACAAATTTCTTTTTCATACTATAATTTTTGGTGATTACTATTTTTTATTTCTTATTTCTTATACTTAAAGATAAGGATAATATTTCAATTAACCTAATTTTTTTCAAGCTTTTTTTCAACTTTTATATATATCTTTCGCCGGCATACTTTTGCTTCATTTTGATTTCTGAAGTAAGTTCTCTAACTACTTTACGGTTTTCTGGATTAGGATTACAATCATGCTCTATAATAGCATAATTCAATTTACTAATCAATCTCTTTACATTACTTGGTACTTGGCTCATTTTCATATTTTTAACTTTTTATTTATATATAAAGATAAGAAATATCTTTCAATTAACCTAATTTTTTTCAAGCTTTTTTTAGAAAAGTTTCTAATAAAATACTGAAACATATCCATTCATTTCATATACTTCCATGGGGTTATATTTGATAGCTTTGATGGTATAAACATATACACCTGTTGCAACATCTGCATCCCATTCATCTAATGAACTTGTACTAATCCAAACAAGTCCACCCCATCTATTGTATATTCTAACCTCCCACATATCCCAACAACTATCTGCTATTACTTGCCAAGTATCATTCCAACCATCTGCATTTGGTGTTACTGCATTTGGTGCATATATAGATGTTTCATCACATTCGCTTTGAGAACAAGGCAATCCAGTAATACAATCTATGTATTGAGTTAGAGTATGATATTCTGTAATAGTATCTACTTGATAAATATATTCATATACAACGTATTCATTATAAATAGTATCAGTAATGAACTCGGTTATTATAATAGTATCTACCTCTGTTATAGTAATAGTATCTGTCTCTGTTATGATATCTGTTATAGTAATAGTATCTGTAACATATTCTATAATTTCAACATCTACATATACCGTATCACATGCAGGTGGAGCACAAGTAATAACTAAATTATTGTTTAGATTTACATCCGGATAGTTCTGAGTTTGATTTCCGATATTCGGGTTTACTGCCCATCCTCCCATATCTGTTGTAGCAGTTTGTGATAAGTTAATTTGCCATATAACTAACTCCATACATAGAGTATCATTAGCAAGCATTTCAGACCAGCAATCATTTGTTAAACTACCGTAATCATAGACATTAGCGCTCCAACTGTCCCCGCCTTCTAATACCTGATTACCAAAAAGAGTAGCTACTTTAAATGACCAACCTGGATGATTAGTTGTTCCAGTACATCCCCAATTATAATCTAGGCCTGGTGAGTGCAGTCCTAAAACTATATGACTAACAGTTGTGTTATTATTTATATGAGGGCTAGCACTATTCTCGCACGTGTTACCTTCATTTGTAAATTCATTGCATCCGCAATTTTCGCTATTAATTGCTTCAATAGTAATATCTCCAGTTGCTGCATTCCAGCTACTGATCTCTACATCACATTGTGCAGATGTCATTGGCGCCCATAAGGCTAGTAAGTAAATTAATTTTCGCATTGCGTTCCATAATTTTGTAAGATTAATAATAAATCATTCAAATCAGTTGTACCGTTCTGATCTATATCAGTTGGGCACTCTATTTGAATACAGGAAGCATAGGCAGGGTGTTCTGTTAGTAATGGATAAACAAATCCATCTCCATTTAGAACAAATGCTGTACCGATGTCGGCACATAATATTATGGTGTAACCACCAATTGGCAAATTGAACCAATGTAAAAGACCTTCACAGTCTTGATATTGGTATTGAGTATATTCTGTAGCTCCAACTGAAGTAAATACATGTTGGTTGCATTGTGAGAATATGTGTGATTGTATATTAGCTAATAATACTATTAGCATTATTTTTATATTCATATTGGTAATATAAAGACGGACTGTCGTAAATCCTAATTTATTTGAAGAATTGTTTTAGTTCTTTCTCGCCAGGCCAGCCGAGAACTTTACTACAACTTTCGCAAACATACCTTACGGTAAAACTACTTTCATCTGCTACTTGTTTTATAACTTGTTTTTCATGTTTACAATCTTGCTGGAGTTTATTGATTTGATCGTCAATGTTCCGTTTTTCAGAAAGTAATTTTTCAACCTCCTGGCGTTTCGCATCCATATCAATAAATATGGACCCAGAGATGTTAAGATTGGAGTCTATCGATAAGTTCTTTGATCTCTTGACATTTTTCATAGGCTTCAACTTCTATGAAGTATTCCATTGACATCTGCAAATTATCAATCCATACATCTGGAGGACATCCTAATATAGTATCTTCATCATTTAAAAATGCTATAGTGATCTCCTCATTGAATTTGGTATCATGAGCATATTTGATTGCATATAACGTTCTCATATGGATCGCATGTGCATTGTCTGATAATGCTTTATGGAACTCCATATCTGTTTCAAATTTTAACATTGGAGGCTGAGCTCCTTTTGGTATTGGTATATAATCCATCATTGTTTTTTAATATCATTTGTTATATGATTAATCCATAATCTTACTAAAGACATAAATGCTAAAAATATAGCCATTATATAGTTTCCAGATTCAAAACTGTAACTAGCTATAATTAGTAAATATAAAGGTACTTCTAATATTCTTATCATTTGGTTAAATTTCATAACTATTTTTCATTCTACCACCTAAAGGATTTCCTACTTCTTGATAGTAACAATTATAACATAATAATCTTAAATTGTCTCTCATATGATTTGTTCTATCTCCATCTAACCAATCTAATAGTAATGGAACTGTATAATCATTAACTCTTCTTTCACAATATCCACATGAATCACATTTTTCTTCAAGTATAGCATTTTTAAGTAATCTAACTTTCAATCTACTATGCGGATAATTAGGATACTTCCCATCCAATATATCCAACAAACCATAATGACCTCTCAATCTAGGCTTAGTTGCTCTTGGAATTCCCTTTCCGGCTTTGTTCTTATGTATTTCAAATAAAGTTTTACCTTTCTCTGAATCAGTATATAACTTAGCATATTTTCTAAATGCTTCGTACGATACTTTTAAGAATCGAGCTGCTCCAGCACAAGATTGAGTATTTGCCATTGCATACCGAATCTCTGATTCAGATATGTTCATTGGTGGTCTACCTTCTCCTGGTCTGAATGGCATTACTTATCCTTTTAGTAATGTCTTTGAATTATTGTCAACCAATCCTCTTTTTGCATAATACTCATCGCGAGCTTTTTGCCTCCTTTCTTCACAATATGCCTTTTCACTATTTGATAATGACTCCCAGAATGCTGCAAATTCGCCGGCTTTAGTATTCATATATCTATCATATACATCTTCCTTTGTTTCATTCAGATGTTTAGATAAAATGGTTCCTAATATTGTAGATGCCTTTGGTTGAACAGAAATTTTATTCTTTTCCATTTCTGCATACCATTCATTCATTATTTCTACTACTTGATCTTTACTCATAACTTATTCCTTTTAATATTAATACCTCCATCCTCCGGGTTATTTAACGACCTTTACCCTTTTATGGCCGGTGGTTCTGGGGACTTAATTAAGCCGCCATTGCCATTTCAACATGTTCGCCTGTTAAACGTGATCTTCATTATACCCTTACTTACTGTCAATTCCATAACATCCCCATATTGTAAGTTGTCACTTGGTGGAGATGCTGGGATTCGAACCCAGGTCCATATAAGCAGCTAATATAACTACTAGCGATCATTTATAAATATACTTCTGCACCATTCTCATCATCTTCAAAGACTGATACATATACGCATTTAAACTCTTCCATAATTTCTTTTGCTAACATTTCACAACTCTTAGCTCCGAACTCATGTGTTCTAGATTCAAAGTTAAAGTACTCATGTTCTAGATATTCTATAATATCTCTCTTGAACATAATAAACTCTACATCTCTATCATCATGATTAACTTGCTTCTTAGCTGTAATAAACCATTTATGTCTATGCATATGTGATAGGAACCCTACTTCTGGAAATACCTTATCAGCTGCTGGCCAATTATGTAATCCTTCTATTTCTAATTTTGCTATAACGTTTGTTTTCATATTATTAATATATAAAATTTATTTCAACTATCCAAATGATCTTGTACCTTATTCCAATAATACACTGTTGCATCTTTATGCATACCCCTTGGTCCACCATTCCAACATCTTGCAATTTCTTCCGGCTCTGTTAAATTGTAATGATCACAATATATTTCAAACATCATGATTGATTTTTGTCTAGACCATCTATCGTTATATGCAAACTCATATTCCTTTCCTTGTCTCTTTAATATTCTATTTACATCATCAACCATTGTTTTTCTAATCTGTAAACAGCCTACAGCATCTTCTCCAACTGCATGGGCAGAATCATTATTTCTACTTTCAACCATCATTAATGCTGATAATAAAAATGTTGCATCCTTTTCTATTTGATCAAATATTTCATTTTCCCATTGCAATGTATCAATACATTGAATCAAACTATCTATATAATTTTGTTGGTCTTCTACTTCACATTCTAATATTTCTACTTGTTTCTCATAATGAACTATTGTTGATATGACATAAATTGAACTTAAAAATATTAATGCTATCCATAAAAATGTTTGTACTGAATCTTTCATATTATTTACGTTTTGGTTTATATTCTCTAATTTGTACTTGTAATCCGGCTTTTTGAAATGTTGCAAATATCATGTATATCTCTGGTGCAAATCCCGAATAGATGCTACATTCGCCGGTATTATGTACTATCATTGCAATTTGTTCTGCACGCAATGAATTACATAACGGAATAAAGGATGTTAAAGAATCTATTACATACTCAAATGAATGTACATCATCATCAAGTAAATAAAGTTTCATTCTTTTACGTCTACGCCTTCGTATATTCCCAGATAATTTCGATGTCTCCATATGTTGTTGATTGTGTCCACATAACTTTATTACTCATGTTCTATTTTATTTATACCTTGAGATTCATATTTTTCTATGAATTCTTTTGTAACTTCTGTTCTATGGTTTATACCATATGCTTCTTTGGCTTCTATATTGTTACCAGACCCATCTCTAACATATACTAAATATATAGGTTGGTGATCAGTTTGGCTCAACTCTGCCGTGTCTATCTGTTTGCTTATTATTTTCCAATCCATTGATGATCCCTTGTAAGATTGCACATTTTTCATATTCCTCTTTATCTATAAAATACTTAATCATGGAGTTGATGAATTTTATTTTTTTATCTTGATCAAAGGAAGGAGGCCATACATTGATGTTTGATATAACATCATAGACTTCTTCAATCGTTAGATCCAGATAATTTTCCACTGCTATCTCCATTTACTTCTTATTTAATATAAATATAAGAAAAATATTCCGTAATAACAAATAATTTGATGGCTAATTTTAGTCGAGTGACCCCATCTCACCACGGCTCATTCTATCACCAAAATCATCTTTGGCTTTAGTTTTCAAGCTGATATAGAATTTATTTTCTGCTGGTGTTCTGTTACCTAATGTCCCAAAATATGATCTTAATTCATATTGATATATAGGATCTTTCTTTTTCTTGAATTCTATAGATAAATCTCTTATGATTTTAATCACTTTTGCTTTATCTGCAGATGTAAATTTATTTTTGAATTCAACATCATCTGCACTAGTAGTAAAAGATAATGTGCTATTGGTAACTTTGATTGAACCTATTTCTTCTGGCAAGTTCTTGATATGTGTAGCAAACTCTTGCATTGAATTTGTTGTTCCTTGAATTTGATATTCATCGCCTTTGGCAAATTCAAATCTTTCGTATAGGTCTTTTAATTTAATCATTTTATTACTTTTTTAAGTATTGTTTCCACTGACTATATTGTGGTACTTGAGAAGTATTAGTATACTCATTATCTTTCAATTTATCTTGAGAACCTAACCAAGTTCTTCTACCACCCGTTAATGCAAATGCAAACTTCTCTTTCATATTGACAGCAAATAATCCTCCTGGCAAACCTATTAAGAATGTGCCTTTAGGAACTTTTGTATGTCCTTGACTAGTAGTTTGAAATCCAGACCCCGGCACGCCCATACCACTAGCACGATTATTTGATGTTACCAATGCATCTTTTGTTAAAACAATTGAAAATTCTACACCTTCTGTAAGGTATTGTCTAAATTTATATAGTTCTTTCATTATATCACTTCTTTAACATATTTTTAACTGCATCTGGCCCTGACCACATTCTACATGACCAATATCCTGCTGTTGTTCTATCTTTCTTTTGATCACATTTGTGTCTTGCTTTGAAAGATTTTCTTTTCACAGGGTCTTTTGTTTTAATACTAAGACCTGTATTATCTCCAAATGAAACCTTTTTAACATTTCCTGTCTTTGGATTGTTAACATATACATAGAACTTTCTAGATCCACCTCTCTTAACTTTACCTAACTTCACTTTCTTTCCTTGGTATTCTGCTTCATGGAACATTACTGGTTGACTATGTTCCCATATCTCTATACCTAATGCTTCATTTACTTTGACACATTTGTCTTTACCATCTTTGGTTCCTGCATATCTATAACCATCCCAACATGCCTTTCCATCTATACCTTTCTTCTTAGCCATTATTTCTTCCCAGCAAATTTTTCTAATCCTGCAATACCAAAACAACCTAATACAACAAGTGTGAAGGAGTCATATATAAATTCATTGATAACTAAATCTTTCCCTACATAACCTGTAATAAGGTCTAAAGAGGCAAATAGAACCATTACTAGGAATGCAATAAACCCTACTACATTCTTTTCATTCCATTCATTGTTATTTTTGAATATATTGAACATACTCATATTATCTCCCAGCTGTTTTAGATTCACCCTCTGCGAAGTTCATCATCAATTTTAATGCATCTGCTAAATCTTTACCCATTTCTGCTCCACTTGCTTGAACTGATGCTCCTATCCATTGTCTCATATCATCCATCATTGTATCTGTACTATCCCATTTCTGATCAATATTAGATTTAAGTTTCATTGTTGAATAATCAACTTCATTGATTGTGTTATGCTTTTTAACTACATCTTTCAATGTCGGTAATGCCTTTCCTGGTTCTCTTTCCCAAGCATAGCCTTCTAGTAATTTTTTTAATTTCATGATATTATCTTCTTTCAATTTCTTTTAATGTTTTTGCACATGCTTCCTTAAACATGTTTAAAAACTCATCAGCTTTTTCTAAATCTTCAATACTTTTTGCATCCTCTAACCAATCAATTGCATTACCTAGATCTGCTCCTTCTGTATGATAATTAACATCTGTAAATGATGCATGTAAATCGTTTAGCATCTTAATATATTTAGGATCGGTTGTTCCTGACATATATGTAGTTCCACCTTCTGGTATCTCTAAACTAGCACCATATTTTAACATACCAACATAATCAAAATCATTAGACCACATATCACCTGGCTGAAATGGTTTAACTGGTTTAACCTTATCTTCTCTCAATCCTCCGGCATATACATCGTTACCATCTTTATCCTTTTCAATTGCCAAATCATTTTCAGCACCTCTCTTGATGTCTACTTTATCTGCTTTCTTATCATCTACCTTTGTAGTATGTAATAAATCTTTAAGTGCTACCTTTTCATTTTTTTCATGGATCGCCATTTTATATTTCTTGATCCATTGTCCGTGATTAAATTCTGCCATTGTTTTTCCCTTTTATATAAATATTAGAAGTCCTCCATTAGGATCTCGTCTATTGACCCCTGAACGTCTTTTTTTGTTGCTTCCATTTCCATCATAATATTTGCTTGAAATCTTGCAACCTCTTCGCCTCCTTTATATATTACAATTGTAGGCACTACTACTATTTTATATGTACCAGCTGCCTTTGTATCTGTTGCTATATCAATTTGCTTAATTGAACAGTCAGATAATTTATCTAACCAATCAACACTCTTTGCAGCATTCCATCCAGCATTAAATTGTACTACACATAATTTATCTCCACAAGGTGACTGTGCATTTGCTGAACTACATGCTACTAATGCTATTAGAAATATTATATATCCTGTTAGCAATTTCATTGATGAGTCCCATAAATAATTTTTCATAACTATCTCCTGTCTAGTTTCTCCTCAATTCGTTGCAGGTCTTCTTTTATCTCTGAAACGTCTTGTTGAGTCGTCATTATTGTCTGACGTATTAATTGATCCTTCATATCAAATTCCATTCTAGTAACATCTGGTGGTGGAGCAATTGGCAATTCTTTTGCCTCTTGTATATCTGCTTGAAGTGCAAACCACATTCCAACAATTGTTGCTATTAATACTGCTATACCCCCTAGGGTCTTTATACTTACTTGTACATTCGAGTCTTCTGATAATTCTTTAGCCATTTGTCTCTCTCCTTTAGAAAATTACATAATTGGCGCCAACGCTAAAATTGTGCCAATTTCTATTCCAATACTTATTATATTTTCCTTCAATAAAACATCCTAGGTGTTTATTTAATTTATATCCAAATATCAATCCTCCGGAATAATCTAACCACTGCCCTTCATTGTATGCATGATATGAAAACTCACCTCCATCATCATAATGATATGGCATAACATTACCCCATGAATGTACCCAAAATGTTTTTGTATAATGATAATAATCAAATCCAATTACTATCGAATGTTGCAATGTATTATCTAATTGATCTCTTTTTCTTTCTGTATAGTCAGCTAACATTGTTGGTATAACAACTCCTTCCCATATTTGTGTATTTTCTGCTACTAAATTACCAGATGGATTAAAATATTCTATACCACCTTGTCCATCAAACTGTATTGAATATCCTTCTTGTATTGCTAACTCCGTATAATGTAAATTTCCATTTGATAATAACCATTCTTCTAAAGGATCATATCCATATGGTTCAGCTAATCTTTGAACTGCTCCTATATTAAATGAAAGCTTATTTCCTATTTTATATCTATATCTCTCTGATGCTTCAAAATATTCTATATCAGCAAACCCATCTTGTAAGTATTCAACTTTAGCAATCCAATCATCTGCTACATATCTTAAAAAATGATTTTGATTTAAGAATTTTGTTCCTTGTTGTCTTGAAAAATCTCCTTCAAACAAAAACTCAAATCCTTTTACCTTTCCAATTGTTGCTGCATCACTAAATGAATTCTCTGTACCGTTGTAAAATGTATTTGCTCTATTTTCATATCCTAATCTAGCAATTTTTCTTACACCAAATGTAATAGAATAATCAAATGGTGTTGCAATTGTTTGAGTAGACAATCCATTGTTTACTGAAAATATATCTACATCTGAAACTGAATTACCTCCATTAATTGCTCCATAAAATGTTGCAAACTTAAATGTCTTCTTAAGACTCTGTTTAAACTTATCTACTTTAGTTTCTTGTGCACAACACTCTTTTGGAGCGGCACATGATGCTAATAATATTAATCCTAAAATGTATAATATTCTTTTCATTGTATTCATTCCCTTTTACTTACTGTTTAATAACCCTTTTAGTTATTCTTAACTCATCATAAAGTATGACCATATTATATATACCATCTGGTACACTTGTAAAATCAATTCTATTAGAATTTTGTTCTGTAAACATTAATTTACCCATTATATCATATACCTGTACATCAATATTTAATCTAGTATCTATATTTAATATATTTCTTGTTGGATTAGGATATACAACTATTCCCTGTCCTCCCAACTCATCTATTGAAGTTGGCCAACCTAATTGGCAATAGTCATACATTGATTGACAACTTGCATCCCAATCATTTGTACAACAATAGTCATCTACATCAATTACCCAAGCATAGCATCCATCATTTAACCAATAAGGAACTCCTGGACCTCCATAACATCCTGCATTATATAAACAAGATGTCGAATCTGATACATTTGCTAATGGATCATAATTCCATGCACTTACATCGGTACATCCTATCACTATATCAATACAACTTCCATCATCAAAACAAGCATCCGGATCATAATTTAATGACCAATCTTGGGTACATCCTGCAATATAACAACATGAATTATCTAATGTATTTGCTAATGGATTAAAGTTTAATGATGTATTATCAGTACAACCATATACATATGCCTCACATGTTCCGTTGTCTGTATTTGCAAGTGGATCATAATTAAATTGAGTTGAATCTGTACATCCATAAATAAATGGTATACAATTACCTGATGATGTATTTGCTAATGAATTATAGTTCCACATTGTAACATCCATACAACCAATTACAACCGGTATACAAGAATTATCATTTGTATTAGCTAATGGGTCATAATTAAATTGAGTAGGATCTGTACATCCATAAATAAATGGCACACAACTACCATCATCTGTATTTGCAGTTATACTATAATTGTACATGGTAGAATCTGTACATCCATATACATAAGGATCACAAGTACCATCATCATCTGTAGCTAAAGGATTAAAATTAATTGATAAAGGGTCTGTACAACCTGCAATCTCTAACTCATCACAAACACCATCTGCATCTACATCATTTATACATGCGCCATAACAATCATAATATTGAATTGGATATGTACAACCTCCGTTATCTACATTTGCAATTGCATCATAGTTACATGCGGTAACATCTGTACAACCTAAATAAATACAAGATAAGTCATCAACATTTGCTAATGGATTATAATTATATCCTGCCGTATCTGTACAACCATTAACAATTGGAATACATGAATTATCATCTACAGTTGCTAATGAATCATAATTAAGAGCAAATTCATTTGTACATCCATATATAATAGGAATACATGAATTATCATCTACATTAGCATTTGGATCATAATTAGCTGATGTTGAATCCATACATCCTAACACTGTTGGTATACAATATGTTCCACAGAATGGTATTGCTGTATATTTTGTAAAGAACGGAGAATCAAATCCTTGAAGTGCTCCTTGTCCATTATTTGCAAAAGGATTCTGTCCCTCATACATTAGTTCAACACCATTAGCATTTGTCAACTTAAATGAATTGTGCCAAGTCTGAAATTGTACTTCTTGTGGTGGTTGTTGTGGTCCACCTACTTCAAAATAGAATACTTCTACTGGCACACCAGGATCTAATATTATATTCCATGTTTGTTGATAATTTCCTGGCCCCATTGTATACGTTCCTAAGTCTATACCATTTTGATATACACCTATATAAGAATTACCCCAGCCATCACCTCCAGCATCTCCTATCCATAATTCATAGTTACAATCTGGTACTAGGTCCATTATTGTTGCATTAGGATCATAATTAAATGCATTAGGATTAGTACAACCATATATATGTAAATTGGTACAAGACCCATCATCATTATTTGCTAATGGATTAAATTCTTGATAATCATCATCTGTACATCCGTCTATTGTTGGAATTGTAGGACATGGTGTTCCAACTTGTGCTCCTGAATATAAAGTATTTCCAAATCCTGGATTGTCCATAAACCAAATAGTATCTCCTGCACAATCATAAATAACAATTGAACCATCCATTGTACCACCTGATGTAGAACCTGCCATACCATCACCAAAGTCATCATTAACTATTAGTTCAAATCCTGCATTTTGATCTATACAGAAGTTATATGTATATGTTTGTCCTATATCATTAAAATCATATTCACCTACAAGTACTGAATCAATAACTCCTAAGCTATTCATTAACCAAGATGTTTCTCCTGGCCAATTATCTAATGTAATTTCCATTGTTATTTGGTATTCGGTTGTTGTATCACATACAGTTCCTGCACAACTACCATCATCATTAGTTGCCCATGGATTATAAGATACTTGAGTTGGATCTGTACAACCATCAATACATGGAGTAGGAGTATAAGTAATAGTATCAGACATAGTACCATCTGCAAACTCTACTTGTAAATAATGCTCTACTGACCAATTAGGTGGCATTTGTCCGTTACCTGCATTTACTGCAAAATTAGTTGCATTAGGACCAACACCATATTGATATGGACCGACACCTTCTGCATTTGTATACCATACCTTAACTGTTTCGCATGATGGATTATATGCTTCTGTTGTCCATTCAAATATAATTAAGGCTTGTCCTCCTGGGTAACAATTTTGATATGCATTAGATGTTAAAATCCCACCACAGGCAGGATAAGTACAACTACCATCATCAATAGTAGCTAGTGAGTCAAAATTTAATGCATTTGTATCTATACATCCTGGCACATCTGGTGCAGGTGGAGCACAAGGTGCAATTATTAATGTATCTGTATATAAAGTTCCAAAGTCTCCTGCTACATACATAATTGTATCTTGACAATCATTTTGTATAAGGAACCATCCTTCCGGTGAACCATTAAATCCTCCTAAGCCATCACCATATTGATCATATAAATTAACAATAATAGTTCCACCTAGATCAATTGTTGTATCATATAGAGTTTGGCCAGTCATTATAGAATCAGATTGTGCAATAATTGGATATCCGCCTGGAGGTGTTATTGTCCAAGAAGTTTCTGATGCATAATCATCTGTTAATAATTGTATGTTTATCCAACTATTCTGTGCTAATAACATTGTTGGCAATAATGCCAATACTAATAATAACTTTCTCATAATTCAAACCCCAAATTAAATAACATGAATCTAAATTTCTTAGATTCCCATTTTAGTTCTATTATTGTAAAAGTACCTAACCTAAATTGTAAGTAGTACTTTTCTTTTTTATTACCGGCGTCAAAACCGTTTATCCAATTTATCATAACTTATCCCTTAAATATTTGTTTTTTACCACCATGGTATTCATATGCATGGCCTTCTAGCTTCAGTTGTTCATTAATACACATCTGCTCACCATTTACATCTTGTATAAAGATCTCTCCTAGTACTCTACCATATTTACCTACGCCATGAGACTTAAGTCTAAAATAGCCAGGTTTAGAACTTACCGTTTCAATAAGTTCTTTATTTCTTGCCTTTGCTGCTAGGCCTTTTTTCTTTTCATCTAAATCTCTAGTTCTAGATTCCCAAGTATCGATTCCCATATATCTGATTCTTCTTTTTATCCAGATATCGAAACCTACATCGATCATAGCATCAATAGTATCACCATCAACAACTCGATCTAGTTTTGCTCTGTAAATATACTTATCCATTACAACAAGTGCCGCTAGTGCTATTAACTTTACAAGCTTTACATTTACATACTTGCCAATAAGCCCATGCCACTGCACCTAATAAGAATGATGTAGCTGCTATAGTATTAACACCAAACAAACATCCAGCACCTACTGCTAGTACATATCCACCGTAACATTTAATGTAACATAAGATTTTATTATATAGACCTCTGTTCTCATCTATATTTTCCATTATCTTTTCGTCGATTGTCGTTGAATCTAAAACTTTCTTCACAACTTTCTTTGCAGTTTTCTTGACTGCTTTCTTAACTGTTTTTTTAGCCATAATAATTTTCCTTTTTATTCTTCTGGTTTATAATGATATTTTAATATTGCTTTCTTAACAGACTTGCCTTTTGAAGTTCCATCTGCTATTAATTCTGATGGTACAATATTATCAGGAGTTCCATACCAATATTGCATTTCATATCCTTTACCATCTGTCCATTTAACAATCAAACCACGTTTTTCTTCTGTATCTGCTTGTAATACCATTTCTTGTTTTGCTGGTAATATTAAATCAACTGGCTTCTTGCCACCCTTTTCTGCATCACCTGTTTCTGGACTAAATATCTTTTTTGGAATTTCTATAAATCCTGACCCTTTAACTAGGTCTGCTAATTTAATTTTTTTGTCTGCCATTATATTACCCTATATTTTGTATTGGTTCTAATTGATCAACTGTTTTTGTTAAACTATCTCCTGGCCTATATGTTGTACCTGTATTCATTACTGTATAGATTGCAACCGTACCCATCTCATTAGGTAGTGTCATTATCTTTTTAACAACACCTATTGATCCGTGATGTGGACATGAACCATTTTTATTTTTAACTATGTCACCAACACCAAATGTATATTCCTGATCTTCTTTAATAACGCCATCATCAATTGGTTGTGACTTTGCAGCTTTAATTTTTTCTTTTGATGTTTTAATAGTATTCTTCATAGATGCCTGAGCTGCTTTCAATTTTGCTTTTGCAGCATCCATTGCTGCTTCAGCACCTTCTACTTCAGCATCGACTTCTTCTTGACTTATTTCTTTAAGTAGATCGAACATTGCAAACTTTGGCATACGATGATCTTTCATTTGAGCTGCTGCATCATCTTTCTTTTCATCATCCTTTGGCTCTTCCTCTTTTGGTTCCTCAGCCTTTTCTTCTCCGCCACCAAATTTGGCTTCCATACCTTTATTATATGTTTCCAAATCAACTACATTTCCTGATACTGATAATTGCATTACATTCCTATAATCAAATCTTTGCATATCTCCATCTTCATCCATACCAAAACCAAATGTAGGATCTTCTACATCATCTGCATCAGTTATAGTTAGATATCTACCACCCACATACACTTTAGTTCGTAGGCCTGTTAATGAAAATTGTCCTATAATAACGTTATTGAAATATTTTGCTGGTCCCATTATTCTTGTCCCGAATTTCCTAGGGCGTTCCCTATTGTTCTTAATACTGGTATTGCAATCTTAATATCTAAATCAATAAATGTAACTTCCAATTTAGCTTTTGGATTAGCTAACATTGCAGCTGCCCATCTATGATGACCATCTAAAATATAATTACCCTTAACAACAATAATATCATTAGGATTCATTCCTGATACCACACCTTTTCTTGCTTGATCACCCACTTGACCAAAAACACCACCAATTGCTTTTTCAAGATAAATAGCTGATTGACTCGGTTTTAACAAATTAGCTGCTAACTTTGTATCTTTACTTTTAACTATATCAGCATTACCACCTTCTTCACCATCCTCAGTTCCTTTTGTCAAAAAGTCTTTATCGTTCATGTATGTAGAATCTGCACCACTTTTTGAAAATTGGTCTTTATTAAATTTACCTTTTCCGTCTTCAGATCCATCAACATCATCTCCATATGGTCCAAATACATCATACTCACCTTTTATAATTGCTTGTTGAACTATTTCAACTTGGTCTGAAGTAATTACTGGCATATCAATACGTTTTGGAGCTCCTGATGGAGGTGATATAGATGCTAATTTATCCACTCTTGCTTGGAATCCTTCTTCACCACCCATATCAGCTAAAAACTCTGCAGCTCTTTCATCTGTCCAATTTAATTTATATGCCTTTAATCCTTTTCCGGTTTGTAACATATTTAATGCTTCACTCTCTCCTCCGTAAACACTTGTTAGTTCTGATATTAGTTTACGAAAACTTTTAGTTTCCATCAGTAATGGTTTTAGTTTTAACATAATTTTTCCCTAGTTTATTATTTTAATATAAATATGCTATTGCTACTTATTTCCATAGTATTTGAATAGCAACTAATGCTGTTGCTAGAATTAATGATATCAATGTTTTAGTATTGATACCTTCATTCATATAAAAGCTTGTTAATATTGCAAATGATATTATTCCTGTCGCAAATCCTATAAATCTACCTGGCCATAATGAGCCGTCAAAATACTGAACAACATAAGTAGTTGCTATAATAAATGCATATGATATTGGTATTGAAAATATACATGCAATTGCGAATGGATGTTCTTCGAACCACTTCCATTTGAACTGTCCATTTGTTTGATACCAAATTAATATCTGACCAAATAGATATAATAATATTCCTACTAATAATTTATTCATATTTAATGTTTCCAATTTTTAAATGCATGCAAAATTTCCTCATCTACATGTACTTGTTCTACTTTCTTTTCTATTACTTTAGGCGTTGGTTTGAATACTTCAAGAATTTCTAAAGCTCTTCTACGTTGAATGCCTGATATTGTTTCTTCTTTATGAGCCTTTTCGATCTTTTCAATCGCATAATTTTTATCATGATCTAACCAATCCATAGCTTCTCCTAACACTTTCTCAAAATTAGCCTGACTATATTCCGGCTTCTTTCTTGCTACTCTAGTACCTAATGATAATGAAGATGATTTTGGACTAGGCTCATTCTTACTTGCTCTATATAACATAGAACCAAAACCTTGTCTACCTTTACTATCTAAGTTTCGTAAATATTCTTTTGTATCTTTATTCTTAATAACCTCTACTTCAGAATATGTAGTCTTACCGGAGATAATTGTTCTAACATAATTACGTTCTACCGAAGAACATCCAACACATTCTCTTGTATTTGGTAAAGCTTTCAATCTAGCTTTTGGTATAGGCTTATGACATTTACGACAACCTCTCATATAACTCATTTGTTTGATTAATACCTGATTCAAAATGATTAAATATATATTTGAATTGTTCTACTGGAGTTCTATGGCCATATGCACCTCTTCTGATATTATTAGCATTCCAATCTAATTTATCATTTTCGTTCAACCAATCTACCGTCTTTGAAGGGGCAATAACATCATCCATATTTCCTAATGCTAAAAATACCTTTGAACCTTTCTTTTCTTCTCCTACCCACTCTCCTATGATAGGATTAACTGATCTACTATGTAATGCCGGATTCAATAACAATACAGGAACTCCTAATTCTTTACCTAAGTTCCATGCAAACCATCCACCCATAGATGAACCTACAATAACATCATAATTGTTATGTCTAATTAATTTATAAATTCTTTCGTATGATTTATCATCATGATAATCTATCTGAGGACTCTGGACTGAATGTCCTTGATCTTGTAACCATTTTACCTTTTGGCAATTAGGTTGACTTTCTAACCCATGTAAAAACAATATTCGCATCTTTCTCATCTTTTTTATTATATATAAAGATAAGAAATATATTTCAAATAACCTAATTTTTTAGGAGCTTTTTATAAAAATGTTTGGATTTTATTTAAGATGTCATTAGGTATTTTCATATCTTGTTTACCTATTTCAGGCTTTGCATTTGGTATATCTTCTGCCATTACTACATCACCAGACATTTCCCATGGACCCCAATGACCTTTATCTACCATAAACTTTGCTGATTCTTCTGGAGTATAGTATTTACATTCCTTTGGATCAACTCTACCCAATGCATAATATACTTGTTTTGGTATTTCCAATTTTCTTCCATTGGAATGATCTAATACTGTATCTCTTGATTCTACCCAACAATGTCCATACCTCATTCCTTCTAATGCACCTTGACCATTTACCATACCATGTACTAGTTTGTGTTCTTTATCTCCAAAGAATTCCATTATAAGTCTTCCACCAGCTGGGTAGCAATCGCCTAACTTGCCTTCTAGTAATATTTGTTTTAGTTTAATCATATTCTATCTATCTGCATGTAGTATGTTCCATCCTTCTCTCCTAGCACTTTCCCACCCAGCTTCTTCCAGAAGCCTATTGCTTGATCTGTTGTGTATAGTGCTATGTGTTGTATGTTTGGATTATCTTTGAAGATTGTTTGTATCACTTGTCTTCCTATTCCTTGACCTGATTGCATTATTGCCATCCCTCCAAACATGAAGATTGTATTGTTTAGTGATGGTCCTTTGCCTTTTTGTTTGATCTTATCCATTGGATCAAATTCGATGGTGCCTACCTCTTTTACATGAAACATTCCGATCTTCTGACGTCCTGAGAATACAAAGTGAGCTCCAATACCTAACTCTTTCTTTTTAGTGGTATCGTTCTTGTAGCTGATCGTAGCTTCAAATAATATGTCTTTAAGCTTTATCATTCTTATCTCCATGGTAGCATTGTCATGCCTATTTTATTTAATATATATTCCATAATAACTACAAATGTTATACCTCCTACTATTTGCCAAGCCCAATACTTCCAACCTGTCAATCCTTCTTGCCATTTACGAAATCTACTTTTCTTTGCCCACTCATACAATCCTAATTTAGAATTGATCTTATCTGCCCACCAACTCACATCAAATATGTTTCCTAACATTTTGTAGAATTTTAACATTATTCCCATCTCCTGTTATATTTCTTTCGTTGATCAATAAGGACATATTCAACACTATCATGTTTACCACAATGTGGGCATCTTAACTTATCTAAATCCTTAGCCTCATTAATTTTCCATTCTTCTTTACATTTATTATTACTACATTTGTATATGTAAGTATGTCTAATAAATACTTGGTGTCCCATTATACCTTCCCAATCAATGTTTTAGTTACTTCTTTACCACCAATCTTTCTAGTATACCACCCATTGCCAGGCTTGTTACCTTTTGGGTGTTTTCCATGGAAGGTTGTTTCTGCAGCTCTTCTAGAACCCAATACTTTTTTGATCGTCTCTTCATCATCTATAGTAGGAACATTACCTTTCTTAACAAATGAATCGAATGCGCCTCCACTTACTTCTACATAATTCCCTGGCCTTTTTAATTCTGCCGACTTCTTGATAAGTAAGTTTTTGATATTTGGTTTTTCTCCATCATGTCCTATCCCAGTATGTTTAATTCCAAATGGAGTTTTCTTTCCAAAATAAACAACATCTATCTCAGGGTCTGAATCTATATCAGCTATTCTCCAATACTTTAAATCTGGATTTTTTATATCATCAGGCGACTTGAATTTAAGATGTCCTCCAATTGGAGCATATGCTGTTTGAATTAGATTAAATAATGTTTGTTTTAAATTATCTAACTCTGTCTGTGATGGATTAACATACTTATTTTTTGGAATTCCTAATTCTTCTGCAGACCTATCTTCTTTAAGTATTGACATTAAAGACATCCTAGACTCATTTGGTAATCCAAACTCATGACTTATCTCATTATCTAAGTCTGTTTCATCTCCGCCTCCTACTGCTTCATACCCAGGAGTGATATCATCAGCTGTATCTAGTGTATCTAAATCGACGCCTGCTGATGGAGATGGCGACCCTGACCCATCTTGTAATCCATGATGGGCTGCAAATGTAACATCTAATTCACTGTTATTAATATCTACTGTACTTAGCAAATCTTTTAATTTGATAGGCAAATCTTCTTTTATCTTTTTCATGTGGTACTTTCTTTTATCAATTTTACTATTGATTTAACTTTTGGATATCGTCTTAACATTTTCTGCACAGCCTTTGTATTTTTTGGACTATCATCCATAAAGTAAACTGTATCATATCCATTATTGATTTGTTTCTCTATCCAATCTGCTTTTACTTTTGGATCTGAACTTCCTACTGGTACTACATATGCATTTATGCCTAATGATTTTAAAAAGCTGGTTACTGGTAGTCCTAATCGTCTCGCAGTTAATATGGTCACCTTTCTAGCACCTCTAGAAGATCGTCTTGCTTTATCTAATTGTTTCTTCAACAATTCTATATTTTGTTTGATTACTCTAGGATTCTGTAACTTCTTATCAAAATCTTTAAAGTCAAATGTCTCGCCAGGATTCTGATCATATACTGCAAATTCAGCCGGATCTAACTTTTTGATAGTTCTGCCACCCTTTTGGACATATATCCATGCATCAGCTTTAGCTAATGTATCATCAAAATCAAATACTGATAATACCCTTCGTTCTTTTAGTATATCTGTTAGTTTAATCATTATATTAATCTCCCGCCGTCTAGATTCACAGCTCTTACAAATTCAGCTCTATCTCTAAATCTACCAACTACTTTAAAGTTTTCTAACAATTCTTCTCCGTGCCTTCTTACAAAGTTAGCAACTGCCCGGGCACCTTCAATTAGATACTTTTGATCTGCCGGTCTTAAAGCTCTAAACCATGAAGTCTCCTGAGGTCCTTTATATTTCACATTAGCATCTGCTTCAGCGATACCAGTATCCATTGCAACTCTTTTATAACTCTGCATCTTGATAACGTTACCTTTTCTATCAACTCCCATTCTTGAGCCGGTTGTATCTGTTAGTTTTGCTAATGCTAAACTTGCACTTAATGTTCTGCCTCCTACTATTTTAGTAGCAAAAGCAGCATCCGGTGTTGCTGCCACTCTATAGCAAAAAGATTGAGTTACCTCATTAATTAGATCAATTGATTCACTACACATTGCTTCTGGACGTATGCCATACTTAAATGCCTTAGCTGAAAATGCCGCAGTCGCTTCATCCGTATCTAGTAATCCTCTACGTTTATAAGATTCAGAAACTTCTATTATTTTATCAGTAATTTTTTTAGTTGTAACATTATTATCATCCTTATCTTTGATAGTAATTGATCTAGGATCATTATCTGCTTTAACAGTAATCTCAGATATATGAATATCTCGAACCTTTTCTCCACAATGTTCGCAGACTTCTTCAAAAATCTGTTGACTACCGCTAAATGTTGCCCTCATTACCATTATGCTATATCTTTACTCTCTAGCAATGTATATGAAAATGAATTTCCATGTATTTCTCTTGCAGACTGACATATATCTAAAAATTCATGCCAATCGTCATTATGAGCTATGACTTGACATCCTGCTGACCATTTATCGACTCTTGTAGACTTCCTTCCAGCTCTACCAGTAGCTCTATGGATGTTGATTCCAAATAAACCTGTTTGAGTATTATTATCATCTAAATCATATACACCATCTCTATTATTGTCTCTATAAACAGTGACATCCTTTTTCTGTCCTAAAGCTAAATATTTTCCTTGATGTAATCTTAATTTATGAGAACCTCTATACTGTCCTTCTTTAAGTACAGCAACTCCTTCTTTTCTCATAATATTTTCTACCCAATGTGTTCCTGGGTCTGTTGTGCAAGCAAATTCATGATATTGCCATTCACAATTTTCATCTTTATATGAAATTGTTATTAAGTCATCAAATGCATTTGTGACTCTACCTTTTGTTTCTGAATTTCTAATTCCTATGATATTAACATCATAGTTTTTGTTATTGTTATCATGAAAGTATTTGTATCCCTTACCTTCTACTGTTGTTTGGATTTGTTCTCTTGTATATTTCATTTTTTTAATTTTTAACTTCTGTTACTATAAATAATTTGTTGAATTTTTCTTTGGATAATTGTTTTAGTTTTCTAAAATATTCTTTTGCTTCTTCTAATGAACTGGCATTTGTTTTGAAAACTAACCCATTGCCGCCTTTTATGGCCATTGCATAAGTTGTCATATTATAACTTTTCTATTAATTTTTTTATTTTTGAGCATTCTTCGTACTCTTCTCTTTCTATATAATAATTCATAGCATTCTCTAAA